TCCAGAAAGAAAAAATAATAATGGCATAAATAATAATAGCATTAATAGCGATAATAGCATTAATAGCGATAATAGCATTAAAAATAATATTATTATAACGCAAGGATTACAACCTTATATTACACCTCAACATTTGGTAGCAGTACAAACAAATATACTTGATAATAATATATATAGCGATGAAATATCTGATATTAATGTCTTACCCGATGAATATAAATCGCTGCCTGTTTATAAATCACAAGGATTAAATACAGATAATTATCATTTGCGTGGTTTTGATAATTATAATAAAGAATATGGAACTATTGATTTTAAAAATCTCTTTGATAATTAGAATATAATGGCAAACGAAAGATTTGTTTCTAAAGATGAAAATGACGAAATCGTTAAAAATACATTTATTATGTTTGGATATGCCATAGTATCAATTATAGTTGTTGTAGCATTAATATGGAGTTATAGTTATAATAACAATCTATATTTATTTATAATTATTTATAGTTTAATTATAATATTATATACCGCAGCAATAATATCTTTAGTTGTCATTAATAAAGATACTTATGATAGTATTACATATAAATTATTGTTCAGCTCTACGATATTTACAATATTTTTAACATTTATAGTAGGAGTATTTTTCATATATAAATTTTTTTCTGCTCCAATTATTAAAAGTAAAGACGAGGTTATAAACTATTCTTATAAATATGGAGACGATAGAAGATATTAAATATAAGTTAAAAATGCTAATACGTATAATACACTGAATAATGATATTGATTTAATCAATATATCACATGACATTAAATTATCATATAAATATTCCGGCATTTTTTCATAAATAGTGTTAAAAAGCGGGGTATTATATAATAATAAAACTAATATAACTATTGTTAAATTTTTTTTTACCAATTCAATATCAAAATAGTTTTTTTTATCAATATCTGTAATAAGCTGTGGCTGTTGCTGTTTCTGCTGATAATTATCTATTATATTATAATTATTTAATTGATTTTGTTGCTGCTGTTGTTGCTGTTGTAGCTGCTGTAGCTGCTGTAGCTGCTGTAGCTGTTGTTGCTGCTGTTGCTGCTGTAGAGAAGGTTGGTTATATTCTCTCATATCTTCATATTTTTGTTGAACAATATTATTTTCAACTTTATTTTTTGAAGAATATTCTTCGCGAAATTCATTTAATACATCTTGAACTATTGGATCATTAATATCATTATTTTCTAATGTTTTAACATTTTGATTAACAGGTAAGGTTTTTGTTGGCGTAGACATTATGAGACGATACTAATAAAATATTATATTTTGATATTTTATATTAAAACGCGATATTAACTAATTATACTTATATTATTTTTTAATACATCTACCTGTTTTAGGATTACATTTTTTACCAATTTTATCACATTCTTTTATTTTTTTTTCAGAACATTTATTGCCTACGTCGCCTACGTCGACTACTTCACCCTCCCCATCCCCTTTTTTTACTTTAACATTAGCATCTGCGTCAGCGTCACCCTTCGCGTCACCCTTCGCGTCACCCTTTGCGTCACTCTTTGCGTCACCCTTCGCGTCACTCTTCGCTTTTTTCTTGATGCCTTTTTTGGGTTCTTTCTTTAGTTTTTTACATTTACCAGTTTCTAAATCTCTCAATTCATCATCTTTGCATTTTTTAACACAATTTCCAGTTAAAGGGTTTATTTCTTTACCATCCGGACATACTTTAGCTGGTTTCATTTTTTTAATAGGAGGTTTAATTATATCCTTGCGTATTAATACATTATCTATTTTTCGCTTTTCTATTAAATTAATATTTTCATAAGAATATAAATTTATATCATTATATTTTGGTCTCTTAAGATTTAAATAATTATATAGCGCCGATTTAGTCTTTTCTTGTTCAAAAATATTTAATAACTCTTGCTTATCATTTAAATATTTAGAATATTCTAATTCTTGCTTAATTCGCGGGTTTTCATACAGCTCATTATATTTTATTTTCTTTTCATTTATTATATTTTCCTTATCATTGATATATGTTAAATACTCTTTGATATTATTTTTTAATAATTGTGTATCATTAGCATCATATTTATCGTTATTGCTAATATTTATAATATTTTTTTCTATATTTCTTAATATTTCCATTTAATATTATTAAGGATAAAAAATAAACTATATTAAGGTAAAATAATATCTTCAAACATACTTTTATAAAAAGTTTGAAGACTTTCGGCGGGTTTTAATTGGTCTTCATAAATACTTCGTGGTACATATTTAACAACTACTTTATCCTTTTTACATATTTTTTTTTGATTATAATATCCTTGTATTATAAGTAAAGACCCTACAAATAATAAAAATATGGCTATTGCTTTCATATCAATAATTATCAGCCTCTAAAATAAGTAAATTATTTATTTTCTTCAAGTTTTCTTTCAGACCATACATCTACATTTTCTATACTTTCCTTGATACTTGATAAATCTACATTTGTATTTGTAATATCTTCGTTTTCCTCATTTTCCTCATTAATAGCATCTGTGGGAGTTTGATTTTTTTGCGAATTAATTGATGATTGAATGCTTTGTAATTTTCTACTTTCAAATAAAGCATCTTTATCTTCCATATTTTGTTTATATTCTTTCATTAGTGTGTTAAGCTGAGTATTTGAATATTCAATATTATTAATAAACTCGGGATCAGGAGACCAAGCACACCAGCATCCTACTTCGGCAACATAAATATGAAATTTGTCCCCTAGTTTTTTAAGAAATTCACTGCGGATTTTCGCTTCTTCAATAGTTTCAAATGAGCCTCTTACTTTAACACCGCGAATACTAGTAACAGCCCCATATTTTTCATTATATGAATTATCTAAATCTTGGCCGTTTACGGATTTGAAGAATTTATATTGCTCATTTAATTCGTCGGCATTTAAAATATATTTATGATTTTCAAAGACATTATCAATCATATCCTTTGAATCAGGATATTTATCCTTAATATTATTAAAAATTTCTTTAACATTGTTTGAAAAACTTTCAATGAATTTACTAAAATATAAAACATCCTTATTAATAATCGCATCTTCGGGGCTAATAAATGATAAAAGAACATATTTTTGCCCCCTGATAGGTTTATCTTCATCTAAATGATCCTCTACACGAGTTTCTACTAATTCTATTTTTTGCGTTTCACTTGTCATATTATAATAATTTAATATATCTATAATCTTATATATTTTTATAATATTATAATAAGAATATGAACGAAAAAAAAATCAATATCAATGATTCGTTGACAAAATTGTTTAAATATATATTTTTAGGTTTTGTTGTTGTTTATATAGCATCAATATTACCTAATAATAATTTAGATGCTGGAGAATTATGGATACTTGGTCTGTCGGCCGCATGTACCTATTCTATATTAGACATGCTTTCTCCTTTAATATCAAAATATTCGTGCGATGGTATAGGATTAAAAGAGGGTTTCACAATAGACAAATTATTATAAATATTATAGAGATGGAATAATTTCATAATTTAAATCAATACATATTTTTTTCCATATTTGATCCTGAACGTATAACTTCTCTCTACTTTTCAATAGAGGAAAATAGCGCAAATATTCATTTAAACCGAGAATTTGAAAAAACTTATATAAAACGTAACTATAAGATAAAAAGTTCTTTCTATCTTTAGGGCAATGCTTTAAAAATGGAGCTTGAATACTTCTAAACATACTACATAATTTTTCTTCTAATTCTGGGCTAAATTGCGGAGTAGGTATTCCATTTATTCTGTTAATAATATAATTAATATGCTCGTAATACTTATTGATACGTAATCTTTTCAAAATATCTCGCATTTTGGTATATGTTATTTTTTTCAAATCAAGTATCTTTTCTTTTTTAATTTCCGCCAAGATTTTTTCAAAAATTTCGTCTGGAATATCTGTACTTTCTTTGCCTTGAACTTGATTACACCATTCGCGGAAATGATTTATTCTTTTATAACAAAAATGAGATGTATCTTTTGTATTTTGCTTAAGTATAGGTCTATTTTGCTCTACTAATAATAATTCTTGATATCCGCAATTATTACAAATAATTATAGCGTCATGCTGTAAACATGTCATTTGTATTTTACATTGTTTACACATCTCTATATTTTCCTCCTCAACATTTCTAACGTGTTTTTTATTTATAATAGACATATATTTATCAACAAGCGAACTTTTATCTTCATTTATATTATTTTCTTGAATGTTTAAAGAATTATCATAATTGTTTTTAGCAATATCTACATTTTCTGAAATATTAGATGTGTTTTTAATATCATTTATATTATTTAAAGCATCCAAAACATTAATAGTGTTCATAGAATTGTTTAATTTCTTTTTTTTAGTATCTGATTTAATAGTCTTAATTTGTTTTATAGGTAACTCCGATGATGATTTAATAATATTTTCGCTACCCATTAATACATTATTAATACTTGCTTGCTTTTCTACTGTTTCATAATATTGAAATAGTATATAACTAGTATTTTTATAATATTCGATTTCATCAACATTAGTAAGTTCTTTAATTTTACCTTTAATATCTATTATCTTTTCCCTTAATTCTATATTACTATTCCATAAATCTTTATTAATATTATTTAATTCACTTGTATCATAGTTGTTTTCTTTATTTTTAATAAGCGTATCATTAATTATATTTAATTCATCATTATATTTTATTAATAATGTATTGTAATATTCTATTTGTTTATTAGAATTTTCAAAACTTTTTATCATATTATTATGCATAGCATCAAGTGTATAACTTTCATTTGTATCTATATTTATTTTTTTTTTTGATGATTTCTCTTTAAACATCATTATAATAGAATTATTAATATATAGTTTTATATGAATTATTTTTTTTATTCGCGTACTTGTTTATATTTTTTTCTCCTCTAATAGTATAAAGAATATAGCGTAAATGGGTGGTGGTCTTCTTCAATTAGTGGCTTATGGTGCTCAGGATGTTTATTTAACTGGTAATCCTCAAATTACCTTTTTCAAAGTTGTATATCGTCGTCATACTAACTTCGCTATTGAAGCTATCCAACAAACTTTTAATGGAAATCCTGGATATGGAAATACGGTAACTTGCCAAATATCCAGAAACGGAGATTTAATAAATAGAATGTACGTACAAGTTGATATTCCTGCTGAAAGTGATGCCAATAGTCAATATGTTAATTATTTAGGCTTAAAATTATTAAAATCAGTAGTTATTGAAATAGGAGGCCAGCAAATAGATAAACATTATTCCGATTGGTTATATATCTGGAATGAATTATCGCTACCTACTGGAAAACGCGGCGGATATGATAATATGGTTGGTGCTGATGGTGCTGTTGCCTCTGGAAAAACATTATACATACCTCTTGAGTTTTGGTTCTGTAGAAATGTAGGTTTAGCCCTTCCATTAATCGCTCTACAATATCACGAAGTCAAAGTTAAAATTGAATTTGAAACAAAAATGAATTGTGTATGTAAAACCACAGGCGAAAAAGTTACCACCGCAGATTTAACTCCTTATAGTGATATTACAAATGTTTCATTATGGGTTGATTATATCTTCCTTGATACCGATGAGCGCAGACGTTTCGCACAATTATCTCATGAGTATTTAATAGAACAATTACAATTCACCGGGACTGAATCTTTAAATGCTGGGTCAAATCGTGTTAAATTAAATTTCAATCATCCTTGTAAGGAATTAATATGGGTCGCTAAATTAGATAATCGCACTAAAAATAATTCTCGCTGGTACGATTATACAAATAATGATGTTAAAGATGGCAACGCTTATATATTAAATGATGCTTCTACCAATCCATTTAAAGATGCTATATTACAATTAAATGGAAATGATAGATTTGCTTTAAGAAAAGGTAGCTATTTCAACTATGTTCAACCATATCAACATCACTCTAATATTTCTAAAAATCACGGAATTAACGTTTATTCATTTGCTCTCAAACCCGAAGATCATCAACCAAGCGGTACTCTTAATATGTCCCGTATTGATACCGCAACTTTAATGGTAACAGCGACAGATGAATTATATACAGGTGATAATTTCCCACTTAGCGCCACAACCTCAACAAATACCGCAAAATATAGCGGTATCAATATTTATGCCGTAAATTACAACGTATTACGTATATTATCCGGTATGGGTGGTCTCGCTTATTCCAATTAAATCCTTTGAATTATTTTTTTATTACTTTATAATATTAGTTTGTGTATTATTATACATCTTTTTTTTTTTTCCTCTAATAGTATAAAGAATATAGCTTTATTGGTTGGTTGTCTTCTTCAACTATTAGCTTATGGTGCTCAGGATGTTTATTTAACTGGTAATCCTCAAATTACCTTTTTCAAAGTTGTATATCGTCGTCATACTAACTTCGCTATTGAAGCTATTCAACAAACATTTAACGGAAATC